TATTATATATTATATATAAATGGCAAATATTACGGATATTGTTATTAAACTATTTGCATTAGCTGGTCTTGTTGCTATAACAGGTGTTGCACTTTATTATATTTCTAAAAAAATTCAAAAGTATAAACCATCAGAACAACCTCTTTGGCCTACAGAAAGACATATGGAAAAAATAGGTGCTAAATGTCCAACAGGTTGGGTCTATACCGGTAAATCAAATGATGGAAAAAATAGATGTCAAAATTATTATAATATTGATATTCAAAATGCATCTGCTAATAATTGTTATGATGATTCTAATAGTAAAACAAAAAACTTTTCTACAATAAGTGATTGGGATAAGTGTCAAAATGATCCACTTGGATGTTCTCAGTTACAAGAAAGATGTAATTGGATTAAAAATTGTGGACCAAAAAGTAATTTAGTTAATGTAGCAAATATGGGACAACCTAGTTCTACACCATATGCTTCGTGGATTGGAGTTTCTGATAAATGTTAATTTTATTTATATAAAAAATATAATTTATAGAAGTAAGTATTATGAAAATAATAAATGAAATAAAAAATACCAAAGATTTTATTGGAAATATCAAATCTGTAGAAAAATTTAAAAAATGGATAAAAGATGTTTCAGAAAATAAAATAAAAAAGAAGGTTTGTTTTTTAACAGGATGTATTGGTGTTGGAAAATCTTTATTAGCAAAAATATCTTTAGAAGAAGAAGGCTTTAATATTTTTAATTTTTTAGCAACTGAATTAAGAATTAAATCCAAAAGAGAACTTTTATATCAAACTATTGGTTTTAAAAATGTATTAGCAATTATCAATAAAAAAAAGAATTTTAAAAAAGCTATTGTTATTGATAATTATGAAAATATGGCACTTGCAAAACAAGAAATTTTTAGAAAAATAAAAAAAATATTAAAGAATAATAAATCTATAAATATTCCAATAGTTTTTATTGGGAACAAATATTTTAAAAATAAAAAACCATTAATGGGAATTTCTAATTATATTAGATTAGAACCAAGAAATATTAAAGATATTAATTTAATATTAGAACAAATAATAACAAAAAATAATATAAAAATAACAAAAAAAGATAAAGAAAATTTATGTAAAAAATCTGGAGGTGATATTAGAAAAATAATAAAATATTTTGAAATAAATTCAAAAATTAATTCAGAAAATATGTTTTTAAATAAAAAGAAAGGTCCCTTATTTTCACTTAATAGAATATTTAATGAAGATTTAAGTGTTAATGATGTATTAGAAGAAAATTCTTGTGAAAAAACATTACCACTTGGTGCATATATGTCTTATATAAATTATGTTCCTTGGATAACAAAAAATAAAAAAAATATTGATCCGTTACTATACAAAAATATATCTGAAATATTTTCTATTTATGGGTCTTTAAAAGATTATGAAAGAAAATATCAATATTGGGATTTTGATGATATAGCAACTGTTATATCTCTTTATGGAACAAAAGTTATATTAAATAATATACCTGATAGTAAAAAAAAATATAAAAAATCTTATAAAGGAAAACAATTTTGGTGGGAAGATTTAAAAAAAGGAAAAAAAAAGGGAGATGAACCCATTGATATTAGCATATATTCTAAACATTTAAGAAGTCATTTAAATAAAAGTATGATATGTAGATTTCCATACAAAATGATTGAAAAAAGAATTTGTAATCCAATATCGTGGAAACCTAAAAATATTAGACATACATTACAAATTATGAATTTAAAAAAAACAAAAGATATATCAAATTATATATTAAATATAATAAAAAATTAATAATTATAAATAAATATTTATTTTTATTTACATCCTTGAAAATCTAAAAAAGGTGGAGTAATTATTGTTGATGGTAAAAATTTTCAAAGAAAATGGGGTTATAAAATTAAAAAAACATTTATTAAAGATTTTGAAGAAAAATCAATTATACCATTACCGGTTCCAGAATTATTACCAGAATGTTTAACTGCCTTATATAGCGATGATATTGATACAGTTAAAGAAGTTTTACTAAGATTAATGTTAGAAACAACAAATAAACCAATATCGTATACGCCATTTCATATTATACATAAAGATATTATAAAAAAAATGATTATTAAAATAATTACATTTATTTTAATAATGAATAAAATATGGGTAGAAAGTTAAATTCTAGATATATATTTAAAGCTGAAAATCAATTAATTGATCTACCAGATTGTAAAAAACAATATAATATTGATACTAAAAAGAAAGCACTTAAACTTTATATTTATGAAGCAATTCGTGATGGTAAAAAAGTTTATAAAGTTATAAAAAAAAAGAAATAATTTTTAAATAAACTTAAACAAGATTATTTGTAAATAATAATACAAATACTAAAATAGTTACAGCTAATAAAGGTGGAAATACTTGAACGTATCCCATATTATTAATTTCACCTAAAGTTTTATTTTCAATATATGCTGATAATTTTGAACCAGTTCTATTAAGACCTGGCATCATAGCATTAAAAATCTGTAAAGATGTAAATGCCACTGCTAATGGAACAAGTAAATAAGTTACTAGTGGGTTAAGACTTGGACTAGCTTTTGCGATTGAATATGTTGATAATAATGCTATAGATAATGACATTGTATATTCTAAAGAAAAAGTAGTTTGAGACATATTTTACTATTATATAATTATTAATAATATATTTATTTAATTTGCAAATACTAATCCTCCAATACCATTCATTATTCTAAGAACATTTATATTACGACAATAAAAATACATATTAAATTTTTCAGTATCTTTTTGGTTTTTATTTTTCGGTGTTTTATTTTTTAAAGTAAAATAAAATTGAGATTCCTTATACATACTAAAATTTGCAGAACCAGATGGTTGTATTTGCTCTGGTGATTCAGCAAAAGACATAACATGTATTTGCTTACCAGAATCCGGTGTATATGTATGAACGTCATATGGTTCTTCTGCTAAATAATAAACATTTGTTTTTGCTATTTGTCTATTATGTCCGTTAAAAACAAATCTTCCATAATAAAAAATATTTAAATAACTATCAAAAGCATCCATATTTGTTAATGATAATCTTTCGGTATCAGTAAAATTTAAAGAATTTATAAAATTACCTACTGTTAATCCAGATGGTAAAATACAATTATTTAAAGGACCAGGTGTTAAACCAAGTTGAACTAACTTTTTTCTTTCTTTAACTAAATCTTTAAAAAAAGTATAATCACTATCATTTAACATACAAGTATAATTAGTCCATTGATTTCTTTTATCAACATCATCTCTTTGATATACCCATACCATTTCTTTAACAGGATGATAAAATTCTATTTTTGCTTCTCCTGATCCATGTAATCCTCTAAATTCCCTTCTTTCTACCTGTGTTATTAGATATTCTGAAATAGCAGCTGCAAATACTCTTCTTTCTATAGTATCTAAATATACATATTTGATATCTAAATACATATTTTGATTCCAACCACCTGGTCCATATAACCCAGAAACAAATTTCCAAAAAATATTACCAGATGTATAACCTTGATCTTTTAAATCTTTTTGTAATTCTAACTGGTTATCACTATTTGGATTTTCAAATAATTCATTTGGAGAAACTGATGGGATTCCCATAGTAAATAAATCATTTAAACAGTTTATTTCAAATTGAATAGTAACTTCTGTATATTGAATTGATATTAGTGGTAATGCTAAACCAGGATGTTCTGTAAACCAAAATGGTATAGGTATTCTTAATCTTCTTTTTTGGATTGTTGGTGTTTTTGTATCTCCCAATTCTCCATAATAATAAGATGGGTTATACATTTCTTCTATATTTCCTGTTAATTCATTGAATCCTTTTCTCTTTGATTCTTGATTTATTAATTCATACCATATATTCATCCATTGGCCATATAACTTAGAAATACTTTGTCCTCCAATAAATATTTCAGCATGTTTTATTAATACATGTCCTATATTTTTTACCCATTTAAAATTTTCTTTTTCAGTAGAATAAATAGATGGTAAATCAACTACTAAAGCAACATCTCTTACTAAATCACCATTCCGCTTTAATGCTACCTTAATAGTTGTAGTTCCAGTTGTATTATAATTAGATGAATTTTTAAAATATTCTGGAACCCATTCATAAGCAAAATTAGTATGTCTTCTATATGCGGTTTTAAAAAAAGTAATTTGTGGATTTCCTGTTAAATAAAGATTTTCACTACCATAAGAAACTAATTGCATTAATCCACCACTCGGCATCTTATTTTATAAATTACTATAATTTATAAAATAAGTTTATTTATATATAAAAATGTTTACAAAAATGTTTATTGAAATAACAGAAATACATAATGGAGAATCTAAAAAAGCAATTCCACATACCATGCTTGTAAATAATAAAAAAGCAGGTAGAGCTGTTTTAACCAAAACTACAAAGGGTAAATTTAAAGATTACTATTTATTATCAAATGTCATTATCTATAAAGATTTTAGAGGTAAAAAACTATGTTCTATAATGATAAATAAAATTTGTTCTAACTATAAAAATATTTATCTTAAAGTTAAAAAAGACAATATTCCAGCAATTAAATGTTATAAAAAATCAAAATTTAAAGTTTTTTCAGAAACAAAATATTTTTATATTATGACGAAAAATTAAATTATAATTCTTTTTCTAACATATCCAAATCCAACTTCCATAATTCTTTTGGAGTTATATTTTTGATATAGTTTAATTCCTTTTTCTTTTCAGAGCAAGTTTTCTCTAATTTATTTAACTTTTCTTTTGTTAAAGACCAAATATGCATAGTTAATAAATATCCATAATCCTCTGTCAATATCTTCTTAACATCACGACTTTTACTTTCTATCGCATTATTAGAATTATTAACTGTATTACTAACTGTATTACTAACTGTATTACTAACTGTATTACTAACTGTATTACTAACTGTATTACTAACTGTATTACTAACTGAACTTTCATCTGAACTTTCATAAGAATACCTTTCAACTTCTCCATCTAAAGCATCATCATATACCTTTTTATCAATAGGCGATATGATTATAATATCTTTTGATGGATCTGCTGGAAATTTATGAATATCTTTTAATTCTTCTAATATTTTATCATTAGACTTTTTACTAACTTTTACAGTTTCCTCTATTATTCCTTTTACAAAACGAATTTTTGCTGTTAAATACCTTATTTCTCTTTCAAGAAATTTTATTTGATATTCTTGTCTTTTCTTATAAAATGGAAGACGAACATTGTAATAAGACCTTAATATTGATTCTGGTGAATTAAATTTAACAATTTCACCAAGTGGGTCATACAAATGTAAGTTTGAAACAGAACAACTTTTTGACTCTTCTAACTTAAATGTACTAACTAACTTTTCAATATCATTTCTATATTTATCAACACAGTCTCGTTTAAAAGATATTAATAAATGAACTTTTTCATCATCATGGTCATTACACTTTTTATAATTTGTAATACATTGTTTCTTTTTCTTTCTAGAATCTTTTTCTGTATTATCAATTATCAAATTTTCTAAATGTTGATGATAATTATCAGTCCATATACCAATCGGCAATTCTGTAATTTCTAAAGTATTTGAATTTTTAAATTTCCAAACACCTTGTGAAACCCATTTTTTAACACCATTTACATCTTTTTCAACAATTTTTCCTTTGAAATTTCTATAATAAGGTGTTAATTTACGAACTTTTTTTTCATCCATTAATAATCTTATATTTTTAATGATATCTTTTGGTTTAAAACATGGAACATGACTACTAAAACCAGTCCCAATTCCGTGAGAACCATTTATTAATACCATTGGTAAGATAGGTAAATACCATTCTGGTTCAATAGACTGCCCTTCTTCTACTAAAAAATGTAGCAAAGGTTGATCTTCTTTTTTATATAATAAATTAGTAATCTTTTCTAATCTTGTAAAAATATACCTTGATTGTGCACAGTCCTTACCACCTTGTAATCTTGAACCGTGCTGTCCGGATGGATATAATAAATTAATATTATTTGAACCAACAAATTTTTGAGACAAACCAACAATAGTTCCTTCTAAAGAAGTTTCACCGTGATGGTATGCTGATTCTGCTGACACATAAGATGCTGCTTGTGCAACCTTTATTTCTTTCAATATATTTCTTTTAAAATAAACATAAAGAACTTTTCTTTGTGATGTTTTATTCCCATCACAAAATGATGGAATTGATCTTTCATTATCATAATTTGAAAAATGTATTAATTCTTTGTCAACAAAGTTGCTATAAGAAACTTTTTTATCTAAAGGATTAATAACATCCTCCTTATCGTAATAACTTAACCATTTCTTTCTATTGTCAGCTTTATCCTTGTTAAAAGCAAGATTTAAAGAATCTTTTGAATTCTCACACCAATCATAATTTACAATATTTAAAGATTGAAAATATTCTTTTGCTTCCGCTTTTGAAGATGTTCCCAATCCCTTGTAATATTTTATTGTTAAACCTTTCAAAGAAACTGTTTCTTTCCACTTATTATAATCTTGTTGATTATAAAATGTTTTAAGAACTTTATTTCCTTTACGAACTTTTACAATTGGAGTATACATAGTTATTAAAAAACCTTCTTTTAAAAGATGCTCCCAATAACAAGCAAACATATTCATTAATAGTCCCTTGATATGAATTCCATCATGATCTTGATCTGTTAAAATTAATATTTTTCCATAGCGTAATTCATTAATAGTTTTTGTTGTTTGTTTCAATCCCAAAATCTTTTTCAAATTTTGAATTTCAGCATTGCCTGTAATTTGTTTATCACTTGCTTCACGAACATTTAGTAATTTACCCCTTAAAGGAAAAACACCATATTTATCACGACCAACAACACTTAATCCAGAAATAACCAAAGCCTTTGCTGAATCTCCCTCTGTTAAGATAAGAGTACATTGCTCTGATTTATTTGTTCCAGCCCAATTAGCATCATCAAGTTTAGGAATACCACGAATATTTCGTGATTTCTTTCCGTCTGATTTATTTAAACCAGATTTATCATGAAATGATTTCATTAACTTTGCTCTTTGAACGATTTCTGTTTTAGAAAGTCTTTTAATAAATTCTTGAGATAAATCACATTTTGAACCAAATCTAGATATCGGCGTTGTCAAAGTTTCCTTTGTCTGACTAGAAAAAGATGGATTAACAATTAAAGAATTTACAAAAACCCATAAATTATTTTTAACATGTGCAGTTTTCACCCCACCTTGTTTTGAACCTTTTTTTCCATTTATCTTTTTTGTTAATTCTTTTGTGATTATATTTGCTACATGATCTACATGTTTTCCACCATTAAGAGTACATAAGCCATTTACAATAGATACTTGTTTAAAAGTTCCATCCGGTGAAGCACATGCTATAACTTCCCAATTAGGATTAGGTTTTTCATATACTCTCATTAAATCTTTCTGCTTCCCAATATATTTTTCAACATATCGTGGAAAATCTTTTACATCAAGTTTTTTTCCATTAAAATAAATAGAAACACATTTTGGAGTACACCCAGCAATATCATAAATTCTTTTACGAATTAAATCTATAATATCACCTTTTAAACCATTAGGCATTCCAAACCGTGAATATTCTGGTAAAAATGTAATTCTAGTATATGCTTTTCCAGAATAAGATGTAACTTTAGCTTTCTTATCTGGTTCAGTCATATTATTTTTCCAAATTTGTTTAAACTTTTTACCTCTTCTATGGTCTACTGTTTCCACAATAAATTCAGAAGAATAAATATTACACAATTTAGCACCTAATCCGTTTTTACCACCCCATGTTTTTTTAGAATCATTACCATAATTACTAGAAGTTAATAAAGTTCCAAATATTAACTCTGGAATCATTACCTTTTTTTCTTCATGTAATTTAACAGGAATACCATCACCATCATTATAAATAGTAAAAATACCAGTTTTATAATCAATATCTACCTTAATCGTCTTGGTAACTTGAACGGTTTTATCCTTCTTAAAATATTCTCTGGTACGAGGACACTGGTCCGCTGAATTAGTTAATACTTCGTTAAAAACATTATAAAACCCAATACTAACATCAATATTCTTATTAATAAATTTATCTTTTTCATCACAAACCCAAACATCCTCCAACTGACAAGGTTCAACAGAACCTATGTAAGTATCTGGACGCTCAAGGATATGTTGTTTATGATCCATTGAATTATATGTTTCATTATCTGTAATATTTGACATTATTTTGTTAGCAGATTTTCCTAACAGAATAACTAAATTACCTTTATATAAATTAAACTATTTAAATTATCAATTTTTATACATTTAATAATATTTTGGTTTGTAAAAACCATGTTCAAAGTAATTATTATTTTTCAAAAAATTATATAAATAATCTGGATGAATAAACTTTCTTTTTTCATATAAACTTTTAATCCAATAATTAAATCTTTTTTTAAGATCAGTATATTTTTTCGCTTTTTTTTCAAATCCATTACAACTCGAACACGACATTGCTCTAAATAAACCAGGTGGGTTTTTACATTCGTTCATATGCCAATGTTCTACACAGTCGGGTGTACCTCTATGGCATATTTCACAATACGGATGAGAAATACAATATCTTATTAGAAAGTCTAGTGAATACCCATGGTTTTGTAGAATATATATCTCTTTAGATTTGATACCATTGCAAAGACATTTTAAAATCCTTTTTTTCATTTTTTTATACTCCTTTTTTATCATAGTATTATCTGGAATTAATTCCCAATCCATTGGGTCAAAAATATCCCCTTTTCTTTCACGAATTTCAAATAGATGTTTATTCTTACTATCAAGAATATCACACATTTTAATTTTCATTTACATATTATTTCTTATAAAAAATCATTTTTTATTAAATCTCAGACCGTTTACTAAAAGTATCACTAACTTGTTGGTTTACACGAATAAAATTAGTTTTACTATAAAGATTTTATAAAAAAATTGAAACCAAAAACTTTAAGATACTAATATTATTATTTAATCTCAACATGAGTAAATATCAAAAAGTAATCATTGCGAGTGAGGTTGACAGGGAGAACAAGATGGGTATCAAAAAACCCGGGCACGCCGCGCAAATCGAGAGGTTTTTGCTCAAAGTTTTTAAAAACCCGCCTCTCCCAGTGGGGAATAACATCGGGGATCCGATCCCCGTCATTGTGGGAAATCAACTAATCGAAGTTGATTTCGCACTAGCCTTCGAGGCCGTTAAAAAAGAAAAAACCGAGAAGAGACTAGGAAGACTTGCGTCTCTTCTTAAGATCTCTAATATGGAGATTTTGAGAAAAATAGCTGTTTCGCTTAAGCTATTTTTCTCGCGACTTTTTAAAAAGTCCAAGAAAAAATTAGGCTTATCCTACTGGACAAGGGATGACTTTAAGAGAACACGCAGAACGTCCATAGACGGTGTGCACTTCTCGATAGGTGACAAAAGACATGAAAGGTGGGTTAAGGATGTCACCGAGGATGAAACGGTTGAATCACGATTCAACGTGATTAAGACAATTCTCTGGCTGATGTGCTGGGAGTACAAGGTGATGTATGAGGTACATCTGTACCTCGTTATCAAGACACTCCGGCACCACTATGCTTATGTCCACAATTTGAAATGGGGTAGCACAACGTTTTATGCACGTTGTGTGTGTCCGTTTCAAAACGGGGGTATTCGGTGGAAATTTTCACCAAGAGACATCCCCCTCCTTCTGGATGCGATGGGCAGACAGAAGTCAGATGGCACTTACGCGAATCACGTGTACGAAAGTATATGGGCGTGGCCATACTGTAGGGTGTTTCCATCTCCGTGTCAGCTTTTGCAAAGCGATGAAGATGAAGAATAAACCAACGATTCTTCAAAAAATAGTTTAAAAATTAAGTTAAATCTCAGACCGTTTACTAAAAGTATCACTAACTTGTTGATTTACACGAATAAAATTAGTTTTACGATAAAGGTTTTTAATATTTTTACAACCTAAATATGTCATAGTTGATCTTAATCCTCCTAAAAAATCTTCTACTGTTCCATTAACCGATCCTCTGTATTTCATTTTAACAACTTTTCCTTCTTCTGTTCTGTATTTATTCATTTTACCGGTATGTTTTATCATAGCTTTTCTGGAACTCATACCATAAAAAATTTTATATTTAACTTTTTTTTCGTTAATAATTTCTGTTATAACTTCACCTGCACTTTCTGTATGTCCGGCAAAAACACTACCACACATAACAAAATCAGCACCTCCAACAAATGCTTTTCCTAAATCACCTGGATATTTAATTCCACCATCAGACATTAAATAAATTCCAAGTTCTTTACATTTTCTTTCACAATCCAAAATAACACTCATTTGAGGACAACCAATCCCAGTTTTTAACCGTGTAGTACAAACACTACCCGAACCAATACCTAACTTAATAATATCAATCTTACTTTCATTAATTCTTTCAATTTGTTCTGGTGTTACAACATTCCCAGCAATTAATACTTTATCTGGATATTTTTCTCTTATTAATTTACATCTATCAATAAAATACTGCATATATCCATTCGCAACATCAATACAAATAAATTTAATATCCTTTTTTTCACTTAAAATTTCATCAAGATTTTTTAAATCATTATCATTAATACCAGTAGAAATTGAAAAATAATTAGTATCTAATTTACAATCCAAAATATCTTCTTTTGTATAATATTTATGTAAACAAGTTAATATCTTATATTTCTGTAATTCTTCTGCAATTTCAATAGTTCCAGTAGTATCCATATTTGATACCACTAACGGAATACCAACCCATCTTCTTTTAGAGTTTGGGAAATAAAAATTTCTCTCTAAAGAAACTTTTTTCCTACTTTTTAACAAAGAATGCTGTGGAACCAATAATACATCTTTAAAATCTAATTTTTTATTAATTTTATTTGAACCATATAATTTTTTTTTAATAAAATTAATTAAAAACATTATTGATAATTAACTTGATTAAAAATGTTTATATGGTTTAACTATTTTAAAACGAAAAAATTATTTTTTTGATGATTATAGGGTATTTTCTTTTGAATTTAAATATCCTATAATGTACAGCGACGGGCACTTATGGCGGACCCTCCTTAGATCGTAAATAAACATTTTATCTCTTGGTTTTCCACATTTTGGAACACCGTTCATCTCCTCTTTAGTTCTGAACCTAAGAGAACTTCCAGATGCCACCACTGCCTTATCGAAGGCATAGAACGAAAGTACCCCCCCATTATCCTCGCCAAATACGAGATTTTCTGTGTGGACCTCCCTTAAAAGATACCGATTGAACTGAGCCGCGTGCCCTTTTCTTACACTGTGTTCTACTAAAAATTCTCGTAGATTCCCTTGGAGGGCTCGTGATATCATATGAGAAGGAGTGATCTCCCACCATGCGAGTTGCCTCACGTACTGCGAAAGGTTTCCCCTTCTAAGTAGTGGGAGAAAGGGGGCTACCCCCCTCCTAAGGTTTATCACGGTAGCCCACTGTATTACTACTGAAAGCAATACGTGCCAAGGGGATAACTTGTATCTCCAGTGAGAGATCCCCGAAATGACCATCACATACGGGAGATCTCTCCAAGATACCTCGTATCCTACCATTAGGTAAGCTGCGAGGTATGCCGGAAGCACAAAAGGCTTCCACCTGGCAAAAACCACCACCGCCAACAATTTGGCTGGAGAAAAAGCAGGTATTCTCGAATTTGGTTTGAAAAACCATTTTTTTATGTCAATCAAGGATTCCGGCATCTCTTTAAAGGCGATATAATAATATTAGTATCTTAACATTTTGGTTTCAATTTTTTTATAAGAACCCCACCAAACATAAAAAATATTGTATCAATAAATAAATCAATAATATTGTCATTTTCTGCAAATAAAAATGGCTTTGACATACCAATCATTATCTGCCATAATTCCCATAATGTATGAATTATAAATAATTTATAATAATAGCAATTATCATTTAATAAATAACCAACTATTATTCCAGATAAGAAATGCATAAACGACCATCCGTTTATATAAAATTTATTTTTACGAATTAATTCAATATCTAATATTTTTATTAAACTTTCTGGTAATAAAAAATCTCCAGTATGATAAATTAATTTCTGGTATTTTTTCATTTTTATAATTATAATAATTATAAATATAATATATGACTTGTTTCTGGTCAGGATTACTAGGATGCTTACATCAATATGATTTTAGAAGAATTGGAATTTTAAGAAAACCTTCTATAAGAAATTTTGTAACATTATTAAAAAGTAGAAATAAAATAACAGAGAATGTTTTATGGCAAGATACGAAATTAACAGATAAATTTAAAAAAGAATGTTTTGAGGCCGTAAAAGAATTAAATGTAAACTCAATAAACAATGGCTATTTATGTTCTACATGTGATCCTTTTTTAATATTAGTATCTGAATTATTCAAAGTTAATATAATTCATAATTATTGTAATATTAATATTAATTATAAGTGTATTGGTGCTGGTAAAACTATTAAAGTTAAGTCTAATAAAGGACATTTTCAAAGAGCCTAAATATATAAAAAATGATTATTTTTTTAATATTATTTATAAAAACAAATAAAAATGAATGAAGCAAAAGTTAAAACTGGAAAAGAAGTTAAAAGCGAAGCAAAAGTTAAAACTGGAACAGAAGTTAAAAGCGAAGCAAAAATTAAAACTGGAAAAGAAGTTAAAAGCGAAGCAAAAATTAAAACTGGAAAAGAAGTTAAAAGCGAAGCAAAAGTTAAAACTGGAACAGAAGGAAGAAAATGGATTAAACACATAGAACTTAATAAATGTTTACCATGTAATGAATTTCCATATTTTGATAAGTTTATAAAATTGGGTGATTGTTATAAAACAATTAATCAAAGGATTTTATGGGATATTATTTTGTCTATTGATAGAAAAGAATATAATAAAAGACAGAATTGTGTTTATCTTATAACTATGAATCATAGAATAATTAAAATTGGCGGGACTAAAACTGGTATGAAAAATCGTATTAATTCTTATTTTTGTGGTCATTGTACTACAGATAGAAAGAAACAAAATGGAGAAAATTATCCTGGTAAAATGTCTGTAACAAATGCTATTTTATATAATACAATCTTATCATATATAACTAATGGTAAAAAAATTAGTTTTTATTATTATCCAATTGAAGATATTATAATTAATATTAATGTATTTGATAATATCAAAAATCATATTATATCTTTATATGAACCCTATGAAACAGAATTATTAAATTCATATAAAAATATTACAGGATTATATCCAATACTATGTTCTAACAATAATGTATTATAAATTATTTATAATAAACTCACTTTCGTCTTTTGTTATATTAAATAGTTTATAAACATTATCATAATTATCGCAAATAGGAAATGATTGTAAAATACGAATATTATTAAAATTTCCATAACGACATATATTATTTATAAAAATATACAAAGGATGATTTAAAACTTTATTTTTATTCTCAGCCTCTTTTTTGTCTTTACATCTAATAAATGCTATTGATTGTGTCATACCACAATTATCTATGAATGTTTTATAATAACTTGTGGTTCCTATAAAAATTTTATAACCATCTTGATATTTATGTGGTTTAGATGACCAGACTGTTTGTGTAGGAGTGTGAATTAATTTATATTTAAATGTTTCATCTTTCTTATTTGATATAAATTTTTTTTTAGTATATTTATGTAAAAAACTAGAAGTTTCTATATTAAATTTTGATAATTTTTTATTATCAATTGTTTTATTTAATATATTTTGTATGGTAGAATTATAAAATAACGGTATATAGTTTTTAATTTCACTTTTAACAATACTTTTATATTCCTTTTTTTTCCAAACTCCTTCAATTTCAATATCTTTATAACTGTCTGTATTTTCAATTATATACCATGTAAATGAAGAACCTATTTTTTTGAAATATTTTTTTGCAGTATGTATATTTAAATAATGTATCTGTTTTGTTGTTAGTTCTTGTATTAAAGTATTTCTATTAGAATATGACATCCAATTATTAGGTGTTATAAACAGTAATAAACCATTTTTTTTTAATAATTTTAATGATTTTTTTATAAAACTTCCAATCATATTATGATTTTTTGATGCTCTTTTTCCATCTTTTAATAATTTAGCATAAGGAGGATTCGCAACAATTATATCATATTTTATAGGATTTTTATACTCAAGATAATCATATTCCGTTATATTTAAATTATATTTTGAATCACAAAATACTTTTTTTACAATAGATATTCTATCATTATTAATATCATTAAAATATAACATGTTTTCAACAACCGATTTAATATCATGATGCTTCACAAGTTCTTTTAAAATTGGTATAAAAAAATTACCACAACCACAACAAGGGTCTAATATTTTAAGATTTTTTTTCCAAATATCCTTATTTATATCGCTTATTTTATTAACAAAATCTTCAATACAAGAAATAGGCGTTGGTTCATCATTAGATGTTTTAATAAGTTTTTTATCTTTGTTTAAAATATTATCATAATAATTTTTTATTTTTAAATATTTATCTATAATATTATTAATATTATAAGACATCTTTATAATATAATACTATTATACTTATATAAATTATCATTTTTTAATTTATATAAGTATTAACGCTGTTAAAACTATTAATGTTAAATCAAATAGAGGACATTTTCAAAGAGCCTAAATATATCTACGAAAGTCTTCTACTAATTCCTTTGATGTTTTATAATATACACCGCGGTTTTCATTTATCTTTACATGAAACGCCCCTTCATTTGTTAATTTCAATACCAATTGAATTGATACCTTTCCTTTTTTTGTATCAAAAAAAAAGAAAGGATTTTCCTTTTTTACGAGTGTTGCTTTTACACAAAAATGATTTTCAAGATATTTCAAAAAATCATTAGAAAACAATCTAATAATCTTATAATAGTTATTATTTGATTTAATTGGTCCTTCAAGCAAACTTTTTATAGTAGAAAGACAAGGCTTGTTATAGTCAGCAATCAATCTGTCAAGAATGTGAATTATTTTCACCTCTGACATCTTATATAAAATATTAATACTATTTAATAAAATAATCAATTTTTAATTTAATAATTTAAGAAGAATATCGCCATGACATTTTTCTGGATGACACCAACAACCAAGATTTTTATCTTTTAGTTTATTTAATTCTTCTCGTAATTTTGGTTCATTTTTTAATCTATTTGTTATATATTCCTCATATTTTTTAATGACATCATCTCTTGAAAGATTTTTACTAATTTTAAATGGATTAGCAAAAATAGAGTTATTTTTAGGAAATCTTTTTTTATCAATAAAAACAACTATGTAATAAATCATTTTTTTCATCTTTCATCCATTCTTGTAAATTTTTATATTTAGGTCTAATAAATTTAACTTTACATTAACGATAGATGCTATTTATATTTATTATGATTATCATTTTTTTTATATCATAATAATTTATATGGAATTACATACTGGTGATATAATATTACTAAAAGGAAATGCTTGGTATTCAAAATTAATTGAATATTTTGGTTATTCTAAATACAGTCACGTTGCTATGGTATTAAAAGACCCAACATTTATTAGACCTGATATGAAAGGATTATATGTAATTGAATCTGGTTATGAAGGTGTTATTGATATAACAGATAATAAAACAAAATATGGTGTTCAAGTTAATAAATATGAAGATTTTATCAATAAAGTTAAAAAATGTGCTTATTACAGAAAATTAAATGTATCAAATGAAATAAGAAAAAATTTTTATGAAAAATTAAAAAATATTTATAAAATTATTTATGATAAACCGTATGATATTAATATTTTAGATTGGATAAAAGCTGAAAAATCAATAATAGATAATAAATATAAAGATGTAAAAAGAACAGATTGTTTTTGGTGTTCAGCATTAGTTGCTTATATTTATCAAAAATTAGGTTTAATTGAAGATTGTTCTTGGTCTTTAGTTGCCCCTAGAGAATTTTCTGGAGAAGGAAAACTATTAAAATTTAAAAATTGTAATTTAGGAAATATTATAAAAATGTAAATTATATTAAATTAATATATTTTTTATAATTAAAACCATAATATATTTTTATTTTTAATCTTATTAAATCTAAATTATTTAATGTTAAAAGATTTTTATATCTAAAAGGAAAATTATCATCTTTATAATAATCATCATTTAAACTAGACCTATTCTTTAACCAATAAATAATTTCTTTGTATTTTTTGTTATTAAATGCAAACTGTACAAGTTCTGACATAGAATAAAATTCAAATAAAGGAAATTTATAAGAATAACTTCTTTTTTTTTCAATAGAATTAAAAAAAGGAGTTAAATAAACTTTTGTAGGTTTATTATACTTTTTATCCACCCAATTTAATATATGTAAATGTCCACCAGAACATGCAGATAAACATATCCAATATATTGTTGAATTATTCCACGAGGGAAAAAATCCATAATTATTATTTCTAAAAAGACTTCTTGGTTGCCTAAATAATCTAATACTTTCTCTAAAATTTTCAAATAAGTTTGGATATTTAAATTCTATCATTTGTAATAAGCTTAAATTACCAGAAAATGATATCGCTGAAATAACTTCATTTACTCTTTTCATATTTTTTAATTCAATTTGATTTTCAACATACTCATAAATAACTTTTGGTTTTATTTTATGAATAACAAGAAAAATAATATAATCACTAATTAAATGGTTTTTCCCAAAAAAATAGTGTTTTTCATCATCTGTCATATAACTAAATATCTTGCTTTGGATTTCTTTTGGAAATTTTAAAAAAGACATCTTTAATAATACAAATAAGTTAATATTATATTTAAATCAATTTTTTATTTATATAAAACTTTAATAAACTATTTATTTATATATAGAAATATATGATGGAATTTGTTATATTACCCCATCAATTATTTGATAAAAAATACTTAGATAAAAAGTATAATTATATTTTATGGGAACACCCGCATTATTTTAAAAAATATAAATACAATAAAAAAAAATTAATATTACATTTTGGTTCTATGAAATATTATTATGATTATTTAAAAAATAATAATTTTAAGGTTAAATATTTAAAGTATAGTGATACATTTCAAGTAAAAAAATATTTAATATTTGATCCAATAGATAAAATAAAATTACCAGGTAATTTTATTGTAAAAGAAAGTCCTAATTTTTTATTAACAAAAGATATTTATGCTAAATATAGAAAAAAAACAGATAAATTCTTTTTTAATGCTTTTTATATGTTTGGTAAAAAAGAGATAAATGTTATTCCAAATATAAAATCACAAGATAAATTTAATAGAAAAAAATTAGGAAAAGATGTAAAAATACCAAATATATCGTCTAATATATCTGATAAAAAATATGTTGGAGAAGGAATAAAAAGAGTAAAAGAGTTTAAAAATAATTATGGAAATGTAAATAATTTTATATATCCATTAAGTCATTTAACCGCAAAAAAATGGTTACAAGAGTTTATTAAAAATAAGTTTAAAGATTTTGGACCATACCAAGATTATATTGATAAGGATAGAAATTTTTTATTTCATTCTATGTTATCAACATCTATCAATATTGGGTTATTAAATCCAAGTGATATAATTAAAGAAATAATGAAATATAAAGAAAAAATACCATTAAATAGTTTTGAAGGTTATATTAGACAATTATTTTGGAGAGAATATCAAAGATATTGTTATATTTATTATGATTTTGAAAAAAAGAATTATTTTGGTAATAATAAAAAATTAACTAAATCTTGGTATAATGGAACTACAAAAATAGATCCAATTGATACTTGTATAAAAAATGGATTTAATACTGGGTATTTACATCACATAGAAAGATTAATGGTTGTTGGAAATTATATGAATTTATGTGGTATTAGTCCAAAAGAAGGTTTTAAGTGGTTTATGGAGTTTAGTTGTGATAGTTATGAATGGGTAATGTGTCAAAATGTATATGATATGGTATTTTTTGTATCGGGAGGTGCTACTATGAGAAGACCATATGCTTCTTCTAGTAATTATGTTTTAAAAATGTCAAATTATAAAAAAGGTAAATGGAGTGAAGAATGGAATAAAAAATACCAAGATTTTTTAAAAAATAATAAAGATAAATTACATAAATTTAGATATTATTTTCCAGGATTAAAAAAACTATAACTTATAATATAAATGTTAAGAATATTAAAAAAAAATAAATTAAATTCAATACATCTAAACCATGGTTTATTAATAAGATTTTTAATATGGTATACACTTGCTTTGTTTGGATTT